GAGGCTCCTTTTTCTTTTTTGATTTATGGAGCTTCAGGCATTGGTAAAAGTACGATTGTGAACAATTTGATCACTTTTGCACTTCAAGCCATTGCGCGTGAAGAAGGAGTAACTGATTATGAAGTTGACCCAAATTCTATTTGCACACTGAATGAGATGGACAAGTACCATTCGGACTATAAATCTCATATTCAAGCGGTGTTGATGGATGATCTTGCCAATGCGAAAGCTAAAACAACGCAAGTGAATCCTTCTGTGAATATAATCAATTTCATCAACAATGTTGCTCGGACTGCCATTGTTGCAGAAGCAGAACTTAAAGGTAAAATACAAATTAAACCAAAAGTTGTTGCTGCGACAACAAACGTTTACGATCTTGACGCTTCCACTTATTCAAATGAACCTGTTTCGATTTTGCGTCGATTTCCTATTCATTTACGTGCTACTGTTAAAGAAGAATACAGAAAGCCCGGTTCCTTATTTATTGATGGAGCAAAACTTGCAAAGGATGCCCAAAATGGGAATTTATTCCCTGATGCATGGATATTCTCTGCTTATGAGTTTATTGATCCACGAGATGAGACCGGAACGGGCAAAGCATTTATGGAAAGAGCATTGTACTACGAAACACGCGAAGGAGATGAAGTGATAAGAAAAGAAGCCGTAGATATTTCTGTGGCAGAGGTTTTGGAACTTCTGCGTCAACACATAAAGAAACATGTGTTTATACAGAAATCTGTGGTTTCTTCGTCAAAGAAAATCTTCAAGCAGTGTTTGTGCACTCATGGGATGATGGAACGTTATTGTCAAACATGCACACCAGTCGAAACTATGAATTCCGAATCAGGACTGACAGGACTTTATCAAGAGTATTGTCAACATAACAGATTTTTCCAATGGGAGAATTATGTTCCTGAAGCTGAATTTTGTACGAGTCGATTTCAATGGTTTTGCACCTTTGTCAAGTCTCACGAATTCTTTAAGAAGATGATGCAGTTTTCTGCTATCTCTTGTATGGTGCAAATGCTTTGCTTTCCAACCATGTTCTTCAGTGTTCTGGGGATGCATGTTGTCGGCATGGCTGCGGCCGTGCGAGCGAGGAAAGATTACTTGGTCCAAAAGATGATTGAAGGGCGTGAATTGATGCCCGACATCTCAAGAGGATACGTGACATGGAAATCTCCCGTGGCAGAGCTTTGTTTTACTTTGCTTCTGCTATTTTGGCTATTTATGCCGCTTACCAACTTTACAAACGTTTTAACAAAACGCAGATGGTTGGGCAAGGAAACGGCATGAGTGTTCACATGGAACAAGACAATGTTTGGTTGACTCCTGAAATTGCGCCATTACCGACAACTCTAAAAAATGTTGGAAGAGAAGATCTTGAAAAAGCGGTCATTAAACAACTCGTGAGAGTGGAAACTGATAAAACTTTTTTCAATGGTTTATTTCTTCGTTCAAACATTCTTGCCATACCAGGGCATGAAATTCC